TTAGCTGGCACATTTTTCTGTCCTAGTTTTAAGTGCCAGTCGGCAGTAAATAGAATCATGCTATCTTAAATTCTTCTTCAATACTCTCGTCAATTTCTTCGCTTCCGCTGTCTCTAATGCGGTCCAGAAGTTCTTTTTGTGCGTCTGCAGTCGGACGAGGCATAACTTCGTCCATAGACTTAAGATCAGCAATAAGGTCCATATCTTCGTCGTCTAATGAAGAGGGCTTACACTTCAACGCTTGAAGTTGGTACTCTACATTATACGGAAGGGGTCCCGTTTTTACTCTCTTAAAAATAATATCCCAACCCGATTCTGGATCGGTGGGGTCTCCAAGGTCTTCTGCAGCAGTAATAATTTGCTCCCACAGCTTTTTCTTAAGGTTTACAACCTTTACTTGACCTTTATCAATGCACTGGGTAGCATAGCTCCAGCCGCATTTTAAGTCAGGATAGTACTCTCGTACCCAATCTTTCTCTTTGTTATTGAAAGCCTCTTTGTTTCGGTCAAAAGATAAGCATTCCAGAGGAATATTCTTATCATTCTCACCTTTTACCCAATAAACATATCTAGCAAGAATATCTCCTACAAGACGAAACCTGTTGTCCCCATCTGTATATTGGTAGCTGACAATAGAGGATTTTTGTGCGGAACCTTTTTGTTGATTAAATGCAATAGCCATTAATGTATCTCCGTTGGATTGACTTCTTCATATAGAAAGTGAATTTTACTTCCTTCTACACGTAGTAGCCTGTTATTGTTAATTATCTCTTCTGGACTCAGTACTGGGACCAGTAGAGTATCTAGTGTTATTTCATTGTTTATAGTATAAAGAGCGTACGGACGCATGGAACAGAGCGCAATGTACTGTGCCATTTCTTTATAGTAGTACTTATGAGAATGGTATAGAAGGACATCGGGGTGTAGCATATAGCTTTCCCCCACAAAGTTTTTCTGTGAATATTTATAGATAGGATCATAGGTATTTTTTGGTACCTGTTTATGGACCAACATACGAAAGATGCGAAGCACCTCTGTTACATTACCGTCAGATTCTTGATAAATTTTCGACCAATCAAATAAGAACATATATTATACTCGAAAACAATTTAAAAGTCAAGAACTATTTTTTTAAAGTTGTTTTATATTATATCCCTGTTTCATATAGTAGCCCATCCTGTTAGAAGCCTGCTTCCTAGCAGTATTACCTTTTAGATGGATGTCTATAATCACTGGGTCCTTTTTATTTTCTTCTTTCCGTATTACTCTACCAATTAATTGAGTAAGAAGAGGCTCATTATTAATTGGAGTGCCCAAGATTAAACAGCTTAGGTTATTTACTGATATTCCTTCTGAAAAGATTGCCTGAGTTCCAAACAGTATATCTTTTTTACCAGATCTAATTTCAGTTAAATACACCTCTCTATCTTCATGGGATACTTCTCCTGTAACACATATAGCATTTTCTCCCGCTAATTCTGAACAAGTTTTTAGAAAATGTACTCTATCACTGACTACTAAGACTTTATGCCCCTTTGCAGCGTAGGCTGCCGCTAGCATGGATATAGTATGTATATATTCTTCATTGTTTGTTAACGCTGTAACCCTATTAGCCCAGGGAGTTCTATTACCATCTAGAAATCGTACTTCAGATTTTAAGATATGTATTATAGGGGTCATATAGTTTTCCTTTGGTGGTTTATAAACCTTATTTCCAAAGTAATCTCTAAATACTACATGTTTCCCATCCTTTCTTTCTATAGTTCCTGATAAGCCCAACTTATATCTTGCATAATTTGAGTCTATAACTTTAGAAAATGTCGGAGAGGAAACATGATGCATCTCATCCAAAATAACTGTCCCAAAAGTATCTTTCACCTTCGGAATGTTACGGTATAAAGTCTGTGTATTACCTACAACGATAGGAGTATTAGTTTCAAACTTTCCACTACCTATAATTCCTGGCGTAAATCCATAGACTTTTTCTGTTTCTTTTACCCACTGATTACGGAGAGGTATTGTATGAGTTACTACTAATGTTTTTTGACCTAACTTTCCCGCGATAGCTAATCCTACAAAAGTCTTTCCCCAACTTACCCACGCGTTTATTATAGAGTTATCAATGAGGTCATCGTAAATCGCCTCTTGGCTTTCCCGTAAAGAGAACTTAAAGTCAGGAAAGTCCACTGGCAATGATATTCGTTTATCTACTACTTCGTAGTCATCAGGTATAAGATCCGTTCTTCCAATAGGTATAGTAACTAACCCAGGGCGAATTCGTTTCATATTTTTGATAACTTGAGGCGGGTCATCGGGCTTGTATGAAGGAATAATGTATGTTAACTCTTCTTCTACTTCATTCTTATACTTGTCCGTTACTTCAAGATAAATTCTATTGCTTAAAATAGCTTTCATATTTTCCTTTTAGTAGTGGATTTAAAATCCTCAGAGTATTCATATAGTAACCATGGCAAGCTATTTAGGTGTAAAACTCCCGCCCACGTAGCTTCTGGTAGAGGGGGTCTGATTACTTTAAAAGGAAAATTCACTCCTTTAAGCCATAAAACAGAGGCAACTGTTTTCTGTTCTATCTTTCTTATTTTGTAATATTTTAGTGAAGTAAACTTAGTTTTTTGATAAATAAAAACATTCCCATCACTATCTACAAAAGTATTTTTTCTTTGTTTTAGTACTCCTATTAAATCATTTACAGACTTACGCAGGGGGAGTAGGTTTTTAAAAGGAGTTTGTAACCTTCTAATTCCTAGCGTTTCCCCCGGCATATTTTTATCATCTACTAATTTCCCTTCTATTGTAACTAAGCCATCTTCTTCTATCCAACTACTAGAAGGGAGTATAAAAACAGGGAATTGTATCTTAGATACAGTTCTAAATGTAATCACCATACGCTTTCTCGAACTTACCCATTGAATAGTCATCTCCTATTTCAAAATCACATCCAATGGGAGCACCCGGAATGGTAACACCACGATCCATCTGAATAAACTCTTTCAGTTTTACACTATAGTGTTCTATCTCTTCTTCTGGCACTTCTGCTAATACAGAGTCATGGACTAAAGCAAAAATACGAGACTTCATATTATTTGACTTAATGTATCTATTCATCTGAGTAGCACCCATCAGGTTGATATCAGAAGCTGGAGACTGTACGAGAAAGTTGAGACCAGAGCGTATAGTATGACTACGAATGCCAGCATCTTGGGAATTAACATTAGGTAGTCGTCGTTTTCTACCAAAAAAGCTATATATAAACCCACTTTTACTAATTTGCGCCTCATTCCTTTCAATCCACGCTTTAAGAGCGCGGAAAGATCGAAAATAGTCATCAATAACTTTTTTAGCTTCTGTAACATTGAAATACTTTCCTGAATCTTTTGTAACTTGTTCACTTATCTTTTTTGGTCCGGCACCATACATGATACCGAAAGTTACGGCTTTAATGGCCTGTCGTCTAGTAGGGTATAGTTCTGCAACTTGTTCTACTTCGCAGGGTAATTTGAATACTGTTTTTGCCATTGTACTATGGAAGTTTCCTCCAGTTCGGAAAACATCCATAAGAGCTTTGTCTTCTGCTAGCTTTGCAGCCACATATACTTCGGCAGTTGTTAAGTCCATCGCAACAATCTTACTTCCTTCCTTAGCTTTAATACACCCCTTAACAATAGGATTATCCCTAGGAAGTTGTTGCATATTTAGCTTACCGCTAGAACTAAGACGCCCAGAAGTAGTACCATGCAAATTAAATCCGGTACGTAAACGGCTGTCCATGTCGAGCTGAGGAATAATCTTGTCCAAGTATGTATTTTTAATCTTAGACTTTTGACGAATGTTGAGTATGTGCTTGGGTACATCGTGTTTCTCACTTAATTCTGTTAGAACATCAGCATCCGTAGAATGTGCTCCTGTTCCTGTTTTTTTACCTGTGGGAGTTAATCCAATACTATCAAACAATAAAGAACGTAACTGTACAGTACTGTTAGGATTAAAATCTTTACCTTGAATAGATTCAAACCTGTTAACTTCTTCGAACGTATATAGTTCTTGAATCGCTTCATCAATATCCTCCTGCATAAGTGCCTGAGCTACTAATAGCCTCTCTCTATCAAAAGGAACTCCATTATCTTGAACATCTATAAGAAATCTACATCCTGGAATTAAAATATTGTCATATACCCACTTTAGTTTGGGATTTTCTTTGATCTTTACAAACTTCTCGTAGATCAAGTAAGTGCATACTGCATCCATTGCAGCATATGTTTTCATAGTGTCAAAAGGAATCATTTCCCACATGAAGTTTGAAGCATTTAAACCATTTGTTCTTTTGTATTGGGTTATCCAATCATGCATTGGCTTTTCATAATCTCCATAAGGAGTATAATTTAATGCTAACTCTTTTAGACCATGCCCTCCGGGATTCTCGTCTATGAGGTAATGGAGCAACATGGTGTCTTCAAAGTCGGGAAATTTAAAGTTGAAATGATACTCAAAGAAAGCCATATCAAACTTAGCATTATGAAATATTACTTTCTTTGCAAGAAATAGCTTTTGAAGCAAGGATTCTAGTTCATCATCAAAGCAATCTGTATCTATATAAACTCCGTGTAATCCATTATAACTAATAGATATTCCCAACATATGTCCATCCCGAGGATAGAGACCATTTGTTTCAGAGTCTAATGCAATATACTTACCTTCATCAGCCATAGCATTTAATACCCATGCTTTGGCTTCGGCAGTATCTTGTATACCTCTGGCTATAGTTTCGTCAATAACTACATCTT